TTGTTGCGTCGCCTTCAGGATCAACGACGCGAAGATCCGCACGGCCGTACATCATCGGCATCGACAAGCGCACACAACGCTTAGTGTCTTCTTTAGCTAGTTTTACAGCTTCTAAAAGCGCCGACGGCTTAGGAATCTCGTCAACATCCGAAAAAAAGAACGCAGAGTCGGGTGGAGTCATACGCATACCTACGGCAAGAGCGTCCCGCTGTGCGAATTCACGGATCCACGGGCTGGGAGCGATATCCGGAGGCGGAAGCTCGACGTGGAGAATTTGAATCTTTTCTTCGGGCAGCCCGAGCTTACGAATTGTCTCTAAACAAGTAAAAGGCTTTTCGTCGCCCTTAAAAGTACGGTTTGCGTCGGTGATTATAAACCCATCTACGACGTCTTTAAGCATTTCGACGCGCAGTGCAAGTAATTCGGCTTCGTTAAAGTAAAGAAAGCAATCAAATAACATAAAAAGCTTTTGAAAGACAGAAAAAGCTTAGCATAACGCCTAAAAAACAGTGTCTTGTGTACATCTTTATAAGATTTTGTAATAACTACATTACTTTAAATTTTTGTTCTTTTTCCAAACCCATTTTTCCCTGCCTCCCGGACGACAGTTTTCTCTATGAGTAACCCATCTACAATTCTCAGGAGTGTACCCAAGCTTATTTTTTTCTCTATCAAGCTCTAATTCTTTTCTTGCTCCGTTCGCAAGAGCCCAGGACTCAAAGGCTTCAAAGTTTTCCGCCCACTCAGAGCATACAGTTATGTTCTTACGTATATAACTTTCATGATTATTGCACCTACACTTCATGTCAACCCAGCGATCATACAGCCAAGAATCCCCTGATCTGCGATCTCGTCCTCTGGTAGCTTTGCCGTGCTTATAAACCGAATGAACATAATCAGGTTGACTCATTCGATATTTCTGAGCGCAGGACCTACAGCGTTCAGGCTTTTTGTGCTGTTGAATTAGTCTTATCTTTCCGCAGTCAATACAAGTGTGCTCAACGTATATATGATTTCCTTTCCTTACTGCCATGCTCGGCAACTCCAGTAGCGAGCCTTGAGTTTACTCCCAGGATTATCGCAGTTGTGTCGCGCCAGAAAGGCTTGCTTTCGATCAGGGTCATTTTTTTTAATAGTCATATTTGGATCACCAAACCGCACCAAGCGCACTTGACCGTTTTCACGTGCCGCAACAGCAGATTTCTTACCTCCGCCAGAATCACGACGAGGTTTGTTATACCCGTCAAACACTTCTCCGGCGATCCGAATCTTAGCCATCAGCCTTTATTCTTTCTCTTAATGTACTCAGAAGCTCGACGACGCGCTTCTTTAGCTTTTTCAGTATTGGGGACGTGCGTATTCACCGGTTTGTTGCCGGCGGTCGCCCGTTTTTTCTTTTCGTCGGTGGCGCGACGCTCATCCTCGCTCATGGAAGCCCACGCTGCTTTAGGCAGATAGCGTTCTGTGCGACCTTTTTCCCGCGCTAAATCAGCCATAACTAGGACTTTTTGCTTTTTTCGTATTCTTCGCGAGTTTGCCAATCCTCCTTGGACCAACGACTGAGCTTGTTCTCGCTAGATTTCTTACCTTCGTACCTTCCGCCCGCCTCTTTGTAGTATTTAACAGCAAGCTGCATTGCTCTGGCCGAATGACCACCTAAGCGCTTACGGGCTTTAGCTTTTGCCGCCGCCCATTTTTTCGGGTCTCTTTTTACAGCGGTTTCAGACACTGGCTACAGGGGTTCCATTACCCGGCGAAACAGGAATACCGGTACGCGGCCCGCGCTTGGCGGCGGCCTTTCGAAGCATTTCCGCTTTTATTTCTTCCGTGGGATCTTGAAAAGGAGCAAACTCATCTTCGTAAGTACCGTAGGGACCGTACTGAGGAGGAATAGGAGCGTTCGGAGCCTCCTCACTTACTTGATTTTCATAATCATCACTGCGCATGGCCGCACGTTGCGCCGTTCGCTGACGACGAGACGCTAACTCCTGGGCATTAAATGCCTTAGTAAAGAAGTCGCCGGCTTCGAGAAACGGGTCTGCCATTGTTATAGTCTATTACATGCTGCCGATTTGTTGCGCTACGAGGGCTTTGGCTATTAAGTCCGATTTCAAAGCCGACATGAAATCGGAAGACGCCGCACCTCTTTTCTGAAGAGAGCTTAATATGTCGTCGGCGTCTAGACCAGCACGCTGACGAAAACTAGAAGCGCCGCTTCCTAAATATTGCAGTAAAGCCGAGTAAGTATCGTCCATGCTTAATAGAGAATGAAGGCGTGCTCCACGGTGCTGATACCGCTTACATGTGTCACAGAAATAGGCAACAAAACGTCTGTTCTGATGTGATCAAAAGTTAAAGGAGTTCCTGGAGAGTCCGCCAAGATAACGCAAAGAGAGTGATCAACGCTTTTGTTCTTGGACTCTACAAAAACACCTCGACAAGCGGGAAAAGTGGTATCTGTACCAGAAGCGTTTACTCTAAAACCGCTTGCGTAAGGCAAAGAAGCCGATTGTCCGTAGACAGACCCAAAGGCGCGGACATCCATGCTTTAACTGTGATCTACATTCGATTCTAACTCACCAATCAAGCACTGAAGGTACCAGGCCGCTTTTTTAAGGTCCTCCACGCCGTTTTTAAACTTGTATCGCCAAACATATTTAGCGATATTACCGTGACAGTAGTCCCGAAACCCTTCGGGGCCTAGTTGAGCCTTCAAAGCGTCGATGCACTCGATAGTACCCGACGTATAGTGCGAAGGATGATTGACGTTGTCCATAAAAATTCAGATCTGAAGCATTGTATCGCAAGTTATGAGCTCTGCCTGTTTCTGAGCAAGCTCTGTCGAGTATTTAGTGTCATCATGTGCCAATAAACAGCACGGATGAGGCTTATAAACGCCATTTTCTTCAATAACCGGGATGCACCGCCGATGTTCGTGCCCAGCAGGGACGTTTTCGAACGCCAGACCCATAGAACTACGATCCGCTAAGGGCCAATTTCTAAAATCGACGATTTTTACGCTTTTTGCGGGATCCATACTGTCACTTTTAACGTATTTAACCGCATCCGTGTTATCCAGTATCATTGCGGCGTAATAGGGACTTGCTATCTGAGCAAAAAACTTGATTTCGTGATCAACCACGAGGGTTTTTTGTACATCAAAACCTCGATCAGACCAGACATTCGGTGTGCGTCTAGTTAAAAGGTACCGATAATGATTATCAAACGGTATCTTCTGCCCTTTAAAGGTTTCATAGCGAATAAAACCTGGCTCAAGCCCGTGCGCAGCCAATCTAGGCTTCCAACGCAACCAGTATTTAAAGTGATTCCAAGTTATAAGCATGTCATTTTCTTGATATATGTAATAATCGTACTTGTAGTTCATACAAGCGTGCACTAAATCGTGTTTATGCGCCCAGGTCAGTCCCCATCCGGCATATTCGGGGCCTGCGACAACTATGTTTAGCTCTAACAGACCATGAAAAGGTCGCAAAAGTTGCGCTAGTTTATCAACGTCACTCTGCGCCTCGTAATTTACATATATAAACACAGAAACTTTAAGCTCAAACTCTGTATAAAGCTTCAAAACTTTCAGCAACTTTTCAATCCGAGCCAAAGGATCGTAAGCCGCAATAGCAACCCACAGTGTTTTACCAAAAACCATGTCAATACTCGACAGAAAAACTACCTCTACGCTGAAGAAAAGTTATTAACCAAGTGTACGCATCTAGCAAGTCGTCATGAGCGGTAGCACCTACGTTAATCAGCTGGTCGAACAACGCATCGAACTTGCGATATTTGTTAAAAACTACTTTTTGATTTTCTAAAAGACCCAGCGTGCCTCGGAAACGAGCGATTTTGTCGCCCCTAAAGCCTTTGACCTCGTGGATATGTAGATTGCTTAGCCCTCTTTCGTTCAAAAGAACGCGCCGGAGGTCCGCAGCGAGGCTTGCTTGATACGCCACGGATTCAACAACGAGCGTCACCGTGGAATATGTCGGCTGATACTCCCCGTTGTACTTAGTTAAGATACCCCACTCAAGCAGCATGTCGCACAGCAGATCTATTTTTTCAAGATTTCCTATAGAACGACACTGGTGTGCGTCTACGATGTAGTACTTATCCTTTAAGCGGCCTCCCAGGACAAACGCTGTGTAGTCAGACGTCTCGTTTTTACTGGCCGAAAGATCGATTCCGAGCGCCAAGCTGTCGAATTCGGTTGCCACGTCCCCCTTAATCAGCAGATCCGGGGAAACAACCAGATCACTTGTAGCTACGGGCTGTTGTTGATACTGAAAACAAAACGCAACCGGGTCGAGTTCTTTCTGTTGTAACAGATAATCAACAGACCATTGAGTCTGCCAGTAACTCTTGGGTTGGCCTTTGTCGTCGTATGTCAGCGCTTCCTGCATAACCTGCTTCCACCCTTTTTCGGGCACAAACATCGTCTTGTGGATATCCAACGGATGGAATCGAGTGCCCAGACAAATAGATCTACCGCCTTCGAACACAATGGGAGCGATAACGCTACTCCAGTTATTATTCATCTCCTCCCGAATCGTCGGGTTTTTAATGTCCGCCGAGCTTTTTATAGGGTCATCGATCAGCACCAGATGAGCACGCTTAGACGTGATACTGCCTCGCAGACCCGCAGCCCTTAGCGTAAATTCTTCGTCACCTAACCGAGGGATATTTGCGTAGTCGTAGTCAATAGACCAACCTATATCGGACTGCATCCCCGGTTTGAGCCGACAGGTGGGAAAGATCTTGCGGAACTCCGAGGAGTCGACAATTTGCCGAATAATCCGGGACTTCGGAATAGCGGTAGCGATGTTGTAACTGACATAAATAATCTGTAGGGGTCTCCTGGCGGCTGTATGCCGACCGATGCACCACGCGGTAAACATGTTGAGCACCGTGGACTTCGCGGAACCTCGGGGCGCCAAGATGTCAAGATTAGGCCCAGCTATGTCCAGAAGATACTTATTACTTTCGTTAGTTACTAAGTGCTCATGCCATTCGAGCATGTGCGGCGCAGGAGGTTTATCTAAGAGAGTACAGAAAGTATGAAAGTCGTTGGAGGCTTTAGTGTAGATAGTTTCTATTACATTGTTATCCCC